TCCGATGTCAGCCTGCTGAGTATCAACAGTAACCAAACTAGTGGCTTCCTCACCATCTACTGTCATAGTAGTATCGAAATCGATTGGGCGGAACGGATGATTAAAGTCGATCTTAGACTGAATGTCTCCAATCAAGAAAACTTTACCAGCACCAGTTGCAGTAAATACAGCAGCGGCCAAGCGAGCGGAGTCAGATCCTTCGTATGGACGATCAAGAGTCCATGTAGCCACACCACCAGCAGTAGTCATGTTGTAAGGAACTCCACCAATGTTTACCAAAATGGTCAAAGCACCAGCAGTAGTATTTACAGTTGCTCCACCGCTCAGTGCGTTATATTGAGTAACGGTCTTGGAACCAGTAGTTACTGCAAAGTGGCTAGCACTGTTGATCTTTGAGGTAAAGTTAGTAAGAGCGGCTCCTACATAAGCAGTAGCACTTTCAACCTTACGCTTGTCGTTGGTCTTGTTCCACTGAGTAGTCAAACCAGAAGCAACAGCAGCTGCAGTAGTTGTAGAAACAGTATGATCAGCCCATACGTCAAAGAAACGGCCATCAGATACTGCCCCTACGTTGCGGTAGCGAACGTTCATCATAACAACTTCACCAGCAGTAAAGGTCATTCCAGAAAGATCAAGTTCCTGAATATGTACTTTAGGTTGAGCGAAAGTAGTTACAGCAGATGGGTACTTAACAACGTCAGCTGCTGAGAATACTGGAGTCAAGATATCAGAAGAAAGGCTGGCGCCTACTTCTTGATTATCTGTAACCAGACGGAGGGCAATACCTTCTCCATCAGAATTGGCTCCAGAACTGTCAAAACCTTCACCGTCTTTGTTCAAGAGGGTAACGTCACCGGCAGTTCCAGCCTCATCGGCATCGACTACGGTTCCTGATTGGTCTTCATACTGTGTCCCTACAAGGACGAAGCGCGAGGGTGCGCCTTCAAGATAACTCATGATTTTAGTTTTAGAGTTGGGTTAGTTATTCAATCCTGTTGTCTTTCGCTATAAAGTGCGTTTGGAACCTCGGGTCGCCAACAGCTTCAAGGGCGTTTTGCACCGCTCTGGTGACGATTTCGGGATGGAACCCTTCAATAAGTTCTGAAGTTTGAACCGACGTCTCGCCATCAATTGAGTACGCAACACCGCCAAGATTACTGAGATCGGCGACTATGATGGGTCTTGGACGACGAATATATCGTAAGACATAGCGAATATAAGGAACATTTGTAATAAGTTCCAAACTATTATTGATATCATCAAATACCCCAGTATCCAAACGCAACGCATGATCCTTGTTGGGTTTACGAAAAGGATCCCCTACGTAGCTAGAATACTCATCATGAGTTATTGCATATACAGGTAACTGCTTTTTACCACAAACTGCTGGGTCCACATCAATGTGTTCAGATACAATACGCAGTACTTTATTCAGATCAAGGTTATTAAAGATCTGAGAGTCTGGGCTAATGTTGAAGTTTACATTGTAAGGAACCGCTTGACCAGGCAAGATGATCTCTTGCTTGACTAAGTTAGAGAGTTGACGACGACGTGTCTCACTTGCTTCAAAACCTTCGAGCCTTGTGTTGGATCTCTGTCTGTAAGCATCTTTTACCAACTCTTCCTGCGCACGCGAGAGGAACAAACTCCTCGCATAAGCATTAAATCCGGGAGCTGAATTGCCCCCGGCATATTGGTAGTTCAATAGAAATTCGTCATCAAACTCAGTAGCAGTCATTATTCACGGGCTTTTTCTACCTGACTTTGAAGAGTGAGAAACAACTCGTTGTTGTTATCATCGATCAAAAAGTCTACGGCACCACGAAGATCGGAACTTCCTCCCGCAAGTGCAAGTGGCTTACCGTCTTTGGTATAGTACAGACCGTTCATTCTTTCCAGAACCTGCAGCTGTACTGCGTCGTGAATAAATGCTCGTACCTCCAAATTAGGATCACCGGCAATCTCCAGAAACTTAGTAGGCTCTGCATCAACCAGCTTGTCAATCTCTTTGATCAACCAGCTGTGGTTATTTGCATTAGTTGGAAGTCTTGAGCCACCCATGCTTTCAATCAAGATGTGACGCAGCATAGTTGCGTTGTTCTTGAGCTTGTTGAAATGCACGTATGCCTCAGACTTAGTAGTAATGCTCTCAGCCTCTCTGCGATCACGGAGACTTTGATCAACGATCATAAACTTGTAAGTCGCCTTCGGATTGTTACGGTACTCGTCCTCACTTGGGGCAACAAGATCTTTTTGAGCTCTGGCCACCAAATAAAACAAGTAATCCTCTGGTTGATTGAGCTTAAGGACACGACCTAGTTTACCCAGACCAATCCGGTAATCTTTCCAGAAAGTACTGTTACGATTACGAACATCAAGCCAACCCTTCTCATGATACAGTCTTTCCTCAAGGTACTCACGCTCCTCAACACTGTTAAACGGATTCACCCTACCTCCTGCACTAGACTTAGGAAGATCATATTCAATAGCGGTCTTATCACCAAGACCTTTAGTGAATGGATTAAAACGAGTTCGTTGTTCTCTGATGAACATTGGTGCCTTCTCAACCAGTTCGATCTTTACGGTTTTGTCAGGCAATAAAAAAGTCGGCGTAGCCTCAGCAACTGCTGTTTGACTAGCCGACTTGGATTTTCTCTGTTGAGCCATTGTTGTTTATTATAACGTCGTTACAATAATACAACAATTTCCGTAACACTCTCTACTTACGCAGACAGGATGTTAGGAATGAGACTCATAGTACGCTCTGGATCGCGAAGGATCACACCGAACTGACAGAACAAGGTAACAGTCCAGGCATCCTTGCGGTTTGCCATCTTGTTATAGTTTGTTCCAGAGTCAGCAGAGAATGGTGATCTCAGACCTTCTTCGATACCACGAATGTACTCAGCTCCCTTGACGTATGCCTTCTGCATGTTAGGAAGACCTTGTACAGTTCCGATATCAAAGATGTCGTAACGATAAGACTCGGCCTTACCACCGTCAGGGTGATTGATCTTGTGACGTACCTGGTCACTGTAGTTGTGGTCAACCTCAACGATCACACGGATGCTGTTGGCGAACAACCACTCAGTGAACTGGAATCCACCTTGATATGCCTGAGAGTGCAGAGGGCTGCTTGTTGGACGGTAAGAAGCACCAGCGTTAGTGTCGCGAACGACGCTGCTACCAGTTTGAGTCCAAGCTGTAGCCTCAGCCTTGGCAGCTTCGTGGAATTGCTTAGCACCACGCTCACCAGTACGGAGCATGAATACACGCTCGTCCATTCCGAGCTTACCTTCAGACAGAGTCAAGAGCGCATTCTCGAGAGTGCTCAGCTGGAAGTCAGTGTAGTAGTACACGTTAGAAACCTCCATCATCTCACGAAGACCAGCTCCGATCAAGATCTCGTTCTGAGAAGGACCAGTCATGTAAGAACGACCTTCCGCATCGCGGTTGCTGCGTCCATAGTACATGGCCTTAACTTTTTCCTCCATGAACTCATACTCAAGAATGAAGTCTTCGTACTCAATCCAAGAGACGATAGCCTTGTCATTCCGAGGATCAGGGAAAGCAGTAGCCAGCTTCCGAGACTTCATGTTACCAGGAATGGAGTTCTCCTTACGAACAGTTGTGAAACCGTTGCGGAATTCGATAGGAGTTACCCGGCGGATACCAGTACCACGAATGGACATTGTGCTCTCTACTGGAGAGAATTCAATGCTGAACAACTTACCAGCAGTCAGTTCAGAACCTGGGATTCCATCAGGGCTAGACAGTGCAGATACACAAGTGTAGATCCACTCTTCAGCGGCACCACGACGAACAGACTCGATGTAGATCGGATAGATTTCGTTCTTCTCACCAACGATTACGTGACCTTCGTCGAACCACTTCTCGGGGAAAGTCAGCTCAAAAGGCATGTGGTTTGCACCAACACGGGTGGTTGAACTAGTGATCGTAGAACCTTTCCAGCTACCACTGACCAGTTCGATGTTCCGGTTGTGATCACCCTGGAGCTTCCAGAAATAATCGTCATCGGTTTCGAACGTCTCAGATGGCAAACCATCGAGGTACGTTTCAATGTTGCTGCCATACTTGTTGGACAGCATCTTGTTCATCACTTTACCAGCGTACTGAGGAGCAACCTCATACAGCGAGTGGAAGTGGTTGTTACGAACGAGGCCTGCCATTGCTTTGGCCTCCGTAACCTGAAAGGGACTAACTTGCATAGATCGGGTTTTAGATTAGTCGGGGTTTATATTTACTTGTCAAACAATAACTCCAAAGCACCTTCGATACCTTGGAATGCGTTATCAGGGTTATTCGAACTACCTGACTGAGGTGCAGTTGCACGTCCGCCGGTAGCGCTGCCTCGGCTACCTTGACTGATAATCTGGTCAAGTGCTTTGGTAGCATTACTCGCCGATTTACTAAGCAATGGTGTCAGATCAGTAAGACCCTTGGTCATTGCCAAGATCCAGTTGATCTTAACCGTTGTATCCACAGGATCTTTTTCAAGCTGTGCCTGCAGATAGTTCATCGGCTTGTTTTCGGTACCGTAGTTCTTCGTGGCATATTCCATAATGCTATCACGAAGCTGATCGGTAACCTTGAGTCCGAAGAGCTTATCAGCTTTTTCAACCTTTGTCTTTACTTCATCAGCAGTCTTCTTGGTATTTTCAACCTCAGTTGCTTTATTCTGAATTTCTTCATCAATCTGAGATTGAATCTGATTATCGTACCAACCCTTCATGGCATCTCTAGCTTCCTTGGAAGCCTGAGCTAAATCTTCCTTAGATATAGCCCGAGCCAGAGTATCTGCATCTTTTTCAGAATAGTTCTTGACTTTGATCATTTGTTGAGCAATCAGCCTGCGCTTTGGAATCTCATACTGATCTTCGCTGCTTTCAAGTATTGCATCACTAATCTTGTCAAGAACTTCACGCTCTCTGCGATTGTCTTGAAAGACCTGAACATCAACACCTGCTTCAAAGGCTTTAACTGCTTGCTGCTGTAGTGGGGTCAAACTATTCAAAGCACCATCCTGGCGCTTTGCTTCAATCCGGTCGTATAACTCTGAAAGGTCACTTACGTCTTTGGTGACTTCTTTCAAGTCATCTGGACTAAGGGCCCCCTTATCAACATACATTTGAGCGACGACTTCAAACGGTGATTCTGTTGAATCAGAAGCCCCCGGCTCAGTACTGTTGGATTGTCCAGAAGTTTGCCCACCAAAGTCGTCAAGCTTTGATAAGTCATCGGGGAGTTCAATAAGATCACTTGGTTCTGATGGAGGGTCTGCTGGTGCGGGTGTTCCTGAATCAGGGGTTGGATCCCCTCCGCCAGTATTGTCCTCAGTTCCAAGAAGTTCTGCGAGGTCGAATGTCACTTCGGTGTCGCTGGTATTACTTTGAGCCATAATTATAAATTTTCGTCAAAACAAAAATACCCCGGTGTAAACCAGGGTATTAGTATATAGACGTAACGAAATGCTACAGTTTTGGAGGAGCTCTCCTATCAATATCCGGAGTAGTATCCGGAGTATTTGGAGTACCCATTATGTATAGACTACCTGTCGGCATATCCATAGGATTCTCCATCATTTGTCTGCGAAGCTCACGTACCTCCTTTAGTCTTTTTTGAATACTATCCATTTACTGCAGCTTTATTGGATTTGACCTTACGTTTTTGAGCACGCATCTCAGATTCAAGGTCCTTCATGTCTTCCATGAGTTTGTCTCGCTTCTGAGTAAGTTTCGCAATATCTTTTTCGTTCTCAACGTTACCAAAAGACTCAGCTTGAATAAGAGCTTTCTCAATAGCAATGTTACCGTCATAGATAGTATCCCAACGCTTATCCATACGATCTTCAAGACGCTGCTCTTTAGCAGCATCGATATTCATCTGTTGGAGTTCTTTCTTTTGTTCGTAGTCTTCGTTACGTCTTTCACGCATCTCTTCCTGAGCTGCCTGAAGAGTAAGACGCTTCTCAGTCAATGATGCTGAGGTGTACAGATCAACAAGTGTAAGCAATGACGCTTGATCATTTTGCATAGCCGCTTGACCCAGCATATCCATAGCTTGATCAAGTCTACGTACTGTGGACCCATCTACAATATTAATGTCGTAGTTGCTGTCTGCAAACTCATCACCGTCCACATCAAAAAGCTCAAGGCTACCGTTGTCCAAAATGTACTGAGCTTGGAACCTTTTGTTACGCCACAAATACTTGCAGGTTTCTACAAGTTGACGAGTAACACGAAGTTTGGTTTCTTCGTGCTCTACAAACAATGGCTCTGTAATACTGGTAGACTGAAGAAGACTCTGCTGAATACCACTGGCTGTTTCACGATCCTTGGTCTGTCCTTCACGCTGCTTGGTTACACCGGTAACAATACTTACTTGCAGCTCGATGAACTGAAGCATGTTGACCAGCTGCTGAATGTAGTTTC